GCTTTTCCTCACCATGCGTGTCAACGGGTTTGATGATGCTACTCTCTCTTACGCACAATCCATTTCGGGGGTTATTCCTATGACAAATAAGTTATTTGAGCAAGCATCCGCATCAATACGTGCTTTACCCCGATCACACGTTTACGCTCTGTTAGACGACGTTAATTTCTCTGTTTCATGCGTAATTCCAAATCGCATCTTCCACCACTCTGACCACTCTGAGTATTTTTACGTTGATGCGGTTAATAGAGTTAGGCGTAAACAGGTTATTGATCCTGATGATGTGTTCGTTCCTAATTGTAATTTACAGGGTCTCATCTCTCCAATGGAGAGGTTACCGAATTATGGCCAGTTATCGGAAATTATTTCGTCGAATGCACGTGACGGCCTGCCGTCCGCTCGCATAGCGGCTACATTTTATAATATTTCTGTGTCCCAAGCTCGTCAGATTAAGGCTCCGCTTGAAACATTTTTGTTGCCCTTACTGCTGTCTGAGACCTACTCTTTATCAGAGGATCCTTGTGGTCTTGACACTACAGCTTCTCCCCCGATTCATACAAATTTAGCGTTATGGGTGTTACGTGAAATTAGTCGAACTATTTGTGGATCTTCAAAGGATCGCTCACCCTGGTTGTTACTTGACTCCGGTGTTGCGTGGTTCATGTCTCCGTTAATGTCATCAGCTATCCCACCTCTTATGGCTGATTTGACTAATCTAGCGATTTACAAACAGATCTGTTCCGTTTCTGACGAGATGCATTCTCTTGCGGTTCAAATGGTTTTACAAGCTGCTGCGTCACAGTCATATGGTCATTACATATTGCAGACAAAGTCAATATTTCCTCAGAACACCTTACACAACATGTTTCGGACGCTCACTGATGGCATCGTACCAGTCATTGATTGGTTGGAACCGCGTTCCAATTACCGTTTCATGCTTCAGGGTGCGCGTAGGGTGACTTCAGATGATGCGAATCAAGCGCCGGACAATACGGAAGCAGCTGAGCAACTCGGTCGTAAGATGGGATGCTTAGATGTTGTGCGATCTCTGCGTAAGATGTCTTCATCTATTACTGTTCACTCACATGATGCGATGACTTTCGTGCGTGACGCCATGTCGTGTACTAGTGGTATATTTATTACACGTCAACCTACTGAGACTGTTTTAAAAGAGTATACCCAAGCTCCCACTATTGAAGTGCCCATTCCACAATCGGACTGGTCACCGCCTATTGGATCTTTACGGTACCTTTCAGATGCCTGCTCTCTTCCTGCTGTGTACTTGGCTAGAGCTTGGCGACGGGCCGCTTCTGCAGTGGTAGACAACCCTCACACTTGGGATCCTTTATATCAGGCTATTCTTCGCTCCCAATACGTGACATCCCGTGGTGGGTCTGGTGCAGCGCTGAGAGATGCTTTAAAGGCTGCTGAGGTTGAGCTTCCTCAATATCCTGGGGTCAGTGTTAAGGTAGCCACTAAGATTTACCAAGCGGCTCAAACTGCAGATGTCCCCTTTGATAAATTATCTCGAGCCGTTCTAGCTCCACTGTCAATGGGTCTGCGTAACCAAGTTCAGCGACGTCCAAGGACCATTATGCCTATGAATGTCGTCCAACAACAGATTTCGGCGGCCCACACTCTCTCCGCTGACTACATTAACTATCACATGAACCTATCGACAACATCAGGCAGCGCGGTCATCGAGAAGGTAGTCCCACTGGGCATGTATGCATCATGTCCTCCTGCTCAGGCGGTTAATATCGACATTAAGGCATGTGACGCTTCTATTACGTATCAGTATTTTCTTTCGGTTATTGTCGGCGCTATTCACGAGGGTGCAGCAGGGCGTCGTGTCTCGTCCTCATTTATGGGAGTCCCTCCTAGTGTCTTGTCTGTCGTTGATTCTAGTGGAGTGACGTCGTCAGTGCCTATTTCTGGTTTTCAGGTTATGTGTCAATGGTTGGCTAAGCTCTACCAGCGAGGTTTTGAGTATCAAGTCACGGACACATTTTCGCCAGGTAATATCTTTACACATCACACTACTACTTTTCCCTCTGGTTCGACGGCGACGTCTACGGAACATACTGCTAATAATAGCACGATGATGGACGGATTCCTTCGCGCTTGGATTCCTGCTTCTGGCGCGTCTGATGTCTTGAAGAAGTTCTGCAAATCCATTTCGATACAACGGAACTATGTTTGCCAGGGCGACGATGGTCTAATGGTGGTTGATGGGTTGTCAACTGGCAAATTGTCAGGTGAAATAATCGATGAATTCGTTAAAGAGCTACGGGCTTATGGTAAATCGTTTGGGTGGAACTATGACATAGAGTTCACTGGGAATGCTGAATATTTGAAGCTATATTTCCTAAACGGTTGTCGTATACCTAACGTTTCTCGACATCCAATCTGTGGTAAGGAACGAGCCTCAGGAGACAAACTGGAGATGTGGCCGTCTACCATTGACATATTCAATGGCATATTTGTGAACGGCGTGCATGATGGCTTACCATGGCGTAGATGGCTGCGTTATTGTTGGGCTCTTGCTCTCATGTATTCCGGAAAAATCGTACGTCATGACGACTCTGAGGTGTTAATCCAATATCCTATGTGGTCCTTCGTCTATTGGGGCTTACCTCCTATCAGTGCCTTCGGTTCTGATCCTTGGATCTTCTCTCCATACATGCCTACTGGTGACCATGGCTTTTATTCAATGTTAACATTAGTGCGTCCCTTGATCGCCGCCTCGTCTCCCCCGTCGGACGCTTCTGGGCTATTCGGTCAGTGCGATCATAACACCCTGTTCAACTCTGAATTAGTATATCAGGGTTACTATATGGCGCAATGTCCACGACAACCTTCTCGCTCAAATCGTAGAGATGATCCCGATTCGGTGCAACGTTTTGTCAAGGCTCTAGAGTCTTACCTGTACATCTCCCCTGAACTGAAATCACGAGTGAGACTTGGCCGTGATCGATGGCAGAAATTGGTTGGCTACACGGAGAAATCTCCACCTTCGCTTGATGACGTAGCTCTCAAGTGGTTTCGTAGTGCTCAAGAGGCCGATCTTCCGACTGCTGTAGAAATTCAGGCCATGGATCTGTCCTTGTTATCTGCAAGACGTCGGACATATCAGGGATTTTCTAAATTATTGAATACTTACTTGAGAGTGACTTGGGACTTGTCCGAACCAATTGACCACGCTGTGGATCCCCGTGTCCCTCTGTGTGCTGGTATATCTCCGTCGAATAGCGAGCCGTTCTTAAAATTGTACTCTGTTGGCCCGATGATGCAATCGACACGTAAATATTTCAGTAATACTTTATTCATTCACCGTACTGTATCCGGTCTCGATGTCGATGTTGTCGATCGTGCTCTTTTGAGGTTGCGTGCACTCAATGCGCCTGATGACGTGGTTGTAGCCCAGCTTCTCATGGTAGGTTTATCCGAAGCCGAAGCGGCCACGCTGGCAGCGAAGATACGGACGATGGATATCAACGCCGTGCAGTTAGCGAGAGTTGTCAATCTGTCTATCCCTGACTCGTGGATGACTATGGACTTCGACCGTCTGATACGAGACATAGTGTCTATCACTCCGTTGACTGTCCGCTCTTTAACTACTGATCTACCGTCCGGTGTCCCATGGGCACGTGCGATACTCCAGTTCTTAGGTGCGGGTGTTGCTATGACCGCCGTTGGCCCCGTGCGTCGTCCCTATCTGCATTCGGTAGCTGGAGGCATGGCATCGTTCATTAAGCAGTTCCGCCGGTGGATGCGTGCTGAAACGAGGTAGCGTCCGTGCCCGGCATGGCTCGAGGAATTACTCATC